TTACCAATAATATCAGTAGTCATGTCTCCAGGATCGTCTGTTTGTTTAAATCTTATTTGACTAGTACCTTCTCTGAGTTCAGCACCGTATTGTTTAAAAATAGTATCCCATCTTAGCCCAGCTTCAACAGCACCAGTTTTATCTAGTATTTGTGCTGTTGCTACTCCGCCTGATACATCTAGTTTTACTTTATTATCAACTGCTACTACTGTATAGCTAGTAGTGATAGCATTAATATCATTTAACACCTTGATACTATCAGCATCTCCAGTAGCAACTTCATGTAAGTTAGTAATAATAGTATGAATCATACTACTTTTGTTTATCTTTGCTGGAGGATTAATTAAGATTGGTAACTCAAATGTTAAAGTACTAATATCAATTATATCATCAACACCACTAGGTATACCACGGTTTGTCCACTGTGTGTTAACAAGTTCAACAACACTTAAACTACTCCAGTCTAGTGGGTTGTTTGTTGTGTGTATGTTGAGACTTGGATTAAACAATACTAGTATTTGTTCTAGCAGTTGCATTTTTTGATCTGTATTACTTGTCCATATGTCAGTTTGCATTCTTAACGTATAAGGTACTGGCATATGACGTTCTACTGTGTATACACTGCCTTGTTTATTTTCGTAACTGTTAGTATTAGTATTGTACTCTTTTTCAATAACAGTCATTTTTTCTTCAAACTGAGGAAACACTCGTTTGTTTACATCCGGTTGTAAGTCAGTGACATAACAACTAATAAAAGGAACAGTGCTTAATGTATTCTCACTATTCTCTCTTTGTATATGTGCCGCCATACGACTAATATCACCATAGCGAACTGGTGTTGTGTGGTATATTGGATCACCTTCTTCAGTGTATCCTTTGACATACTGAAAGCCAGCAAACAATCTAATAAACTGCTGAATATAGCGTCTAAATTGTTTGTCATAAAAGTATGGTACAGCCGTAATGTTACTCATTCGTTATCCTTAAAGCGCCGCTATTCTAGTTTGATAGTCTGCAAAGTCTGCACTTGCTGCTACTAGTGTTTTTAAATCTGCTATACTAATATGATTAGAATCCACATATGCTTTAGTTGCGGCATCTGTGTCTGCTATTGGTGTGCCTAAGTTTGTAATTTTACTTCCACTAGCATTAACTATTCCACTGCCACTATTGGCTGACAAAATAATATCAGTAGTACTAGTAATAGTTGGTGTACCCACAGCCGTTGATGTAATTGAACCAGTAATATTAATATTTCCTGTTCCAGTAATATCATTACCGTTTATATCTAAATCAGTAGCTAGCTCACTTAAATTAGGTGGAGTATATGTAAACACACCCGTTACATTGTTATAAACTAAACTTGGGCTAGCACTAGCACTAGCACTTACTACACTTAATGCTGATAATGTAATGCCGCCAGATCCACTTGAATCGTTTGCTGGCTCCCATTGTGCGCCGTCCCATTTTAAAACTTGACCAACACCTGGAGGTGTAGTACTTGTATCTACATCAGATAAATTGTCAATTCCTTGAACAGTTGATAATCCAGTAATAGTTGCGCTGGTAAAGTCGATATTAGTATTTGTAAAATCAACATCTACATTGTTTACAAATTCTACATTGCCAGTAGAGTTACCAAGTACAATGTTACCTGCTTGGTCGCCAATGACAACATTTCCACTAGTTGCTCGCATTGCGATGCCATTACCACCCACTAGTGTTAATACGCTTGCTGCCTCTGATATTGCAGAACCACCGCTTCCGGTAATCTGATTGCCATTTAAATCTAAGTTGCCACCAAGTTGTGGTGATGTATCATCAACTACCTCTGTGCTTAATGTATTTAAACTAATAGTGTTGCCTCCACTAATAGTTAAATCATCACCAACTAATGATAATGTTTGACCGTCACTGTCTACAGCCGCCTCGAGAGTAGTTACTCGACCATCTAAATCGGTGAAGTTACTATCTAACTCTGTATGCGTTAATGCGCTACCTTTTACTAGTCTTTTAGTTATTGCCATGTTTTTTATCCTTACAGCACGTAATCGTCATCCGTATACCCGTCTTCAACATATTCGCTATTAACTTTATTGTCTGGACGTGGCATAATGACATCACTTATTGCTTGCTTCCTATTAAATTCTTCATCGTTTACCATTGACTTGGCATCTTCTGTAATATAATCACTTGCGTTATATGTACGGTCTACCCAAGTCTTGTCAGTTACATTGTCGTAACTTCTGTTCCACTTAGAACCTCTTCTCACAAACATACGGTTCGGACTAAAGTCTGTTCTAATAAAATATTCGCCTTCATTGGCATCTGCTGGAAAAGCACTGCCACTTGCTATTGTTTCGCCATGGTTATATGTATTATCTTGTATTACAACACCACCAGCAGTTGCGTGTTCAAAACCATATAAATGATCTAGTAAACTTGTACCATCCGGATCATCTTGCGCAGCACTTGCTACAATCGCATCACTAACATTAAACTCTGACTTATATGTGCTTATATCGTAATTTACTGTAGCACTATCACTGGCATTGCCAAGTATATCATTAAACTCTTGTGAGTCTGTAAGTGGATTAAGTTTTACTCTCCAAATATGACTATACCAAGTTTGACTAAATCCTTCAGCACCACGGTTGCCGTCTGCTACTACATAATACTTGCTTATAGGTGCTTTATTAGCATCTAATAACAAATCATCACGTAAGTGAGGTAATTCTAGTACATCACCAGGTAATAGTTTTCTTCCAAGTAATTCAACCATATCATTAGTATGGAATGTCATATAAAATTGATCGTTTGCTAAAAACATACCAAATTGTGTTAGGTCAAAATCATTGTCTTGTACATTATATATACCACGCAGATCGTAAATGTCTGGATCGTATTTTCTATCTCTGTTTTCCAAGAATAATAAGTCTTGTATTTTAGTTTCATTAATGAGACTATCTACATTAATGAAATCTCCACTGAGTGGATCCACTTCACGTCCGTCAATATAATTGGGCTGTGATGGATCATTTTGATTGGGCTGTGCAGCTGGGCCTACATACTTGTGTACGTTAACTCCTGTGCCTCCAATCCAAAATTGCTCACGGATCTGGCGATCCATAAAGTGAAAATCGTTAGTTTTAGTTGGTTTATATAATGTTAAACGTGGCATACGTATATTTATGGCTTGACAATGGTTTCTAGATAGTGTATTGTTTATAAGTAACGGCAATATAGTTCAGGAGAATAACATGGCTAAAACATCAACTCGTAAGAAAAAAACAGTACGTGCTACAAGACGCAAAGGCGCTTGGGATATGGTTCCTACAAAGGATTGGCATACAGCACAATATCATATTCATTATATGATGGAGTCAAAAGAGTGGTTAAATCAAGTTAAGAATTATATCAAGAAAAACTACGATAAAGAAGTACAAGTAGCTATTAATAAGCTACCGGATTGGAAAGTTGGTGGTAAAAGCCATTGGGCAACAGCCGCATTTATTGAAGAAAATGCTCCAGATAAAATTCATCCTGGCTATGTAGGTAAACTAGATGCGTGGATACAGAGTCTAGCAGAAGAAGGCCGTCAGATTGTTGAGCTTAAAAAGATTGAGTTAACTACGAAAAAAGTAAAGTATGTTCCTACAATTCAGGAAAGACTTGAAGAAGCAACCATTGATAAAATGGAAGAACTTGATCAGTGGGAAGATGATTGGATTCGTGATCCTAAAAAGAATCCACTTAAAGACAAACAACCTCTAAAATTATTCCGTAAGCTAGAAGTTAATCTAGGACATGCTCGCTTTATTCAGCAGTTTTATGAAGGTGCGTATCAAGAGCTAGAAGAACTTATTAACTTACCTGCTCCTAAAAAACAAGACGATATGCAACAGCAACTTGCTGAAGGATACAGTCACTTGAGTACAAAAGAAAAGAAAGAGCTACATGGTTTTTACCAACGTATTTTCCAAGCACTTGAAATACTACGTGCTGAAAAGAAACAAACAAGATCTGTTCGTAAGCCAAAGCAAAAAAGTGCTGTTGACTTAGTTAAGAAGATGAAGTTTAAGTCAAGTGACCCAGACTACGGTATTAGCAGTATTCCTCCACAAGACATCATTGGTGCTAGTGCGCTAGTTGTGTTTAATACTAAAACACGTAAACTTGGTATCTACTATGCGCAACACGAAGCTACACTACAAGTTAAAGGTACTACACTTCAGTTCTTTGATGAGAAGACAAGCCGACAAAAAACAGTACGTAAGCCAAGTGAAATATTGCCACAGTGGAAAAGGTAACACATCATAAACTTAAAACACAGTTCGGATATCTGAAAACTACTGATATTAAAATGAACGGTAGGATTAATGAAGATACTATTTTACTAAAAGCCTTCAAATAGTATAAATACTTATATGGCAAAACGTGATGAATTAATTAAAGAAATCGAACTTCGCTTAGGCGGACAAATGGTAGACGTAGAGCTCGACCCAGAGCACTACGATCTTTCCATTCGTAAGGCATTAGAAAAATATAGACAGCGTAGTGAAAACGCTGTCGAAGAAAGCTTCATTACATTAGACTTAGTAATTGATGTTGCTGACTATACTTTACCTGATGAAGTTATAGACGTTTATACCATTTACAGACGAGCAAGTGGCACACTTAATGGTAGTGGTGGTGCTGATATGGAACCATTTGAAGCAGCATATTTAAACAACTATTTGTTACACGGCGGTAGAGCTGGTGGACTAGCAACGTTTGATGCTTTATCACAACATCGTGAAACACTTGGTCGTATTTTTGGTAAAGAGTTATTGTTTACTTGGAATACTGTTAGTAAAAAAATAACAATTCATCGCAGAACGAAAGCCGCTGATACTGTATACTTACACACTTATAAACAGCGTAGTGAAGAAGAACTACTAAGTGATACATATGCCATGCCATGGATTAAAGAATTGGCACTAGCATATAGTAAACTAATGTTAGCAGAAGCTCGTGGTAAGTTTAATACTATTGCTGGCCCACAAGGTGGTACTAGTCTTAATGCTGATGCATTACGTAGTGATGCACAAATGGCAATCGACAAACTAGATGATGAACTTAAAACTTATACTGATGGCCAAGCTGGCTTAGGTATAATTATCGGTTGACAACTACAACTAGGTTTGCTATTATACAAACATGAAATTAAAATTACTAGTAATAGGTCATGGACGCCATGGCAAAGATACGGTCTGTGAGATACTCAGAGACACGTATGGATACACATTTGAAAGTAGCAGTAAGTTTTGCTCTAAACTTTTTATATACGATGACCTTAAAGACAAATATGGATACACTAACGAAGAAGAATGTTATGCTGACAGACATAACCATAGACAAGAATGGTATGATGCGATCTGCGATTACAATGTACCAGATCCTGCTACACTAGGTAGAGAAATGTTTAATGCTTATGATATCTATTGTGGGCTAAGAAACAAAAAAGAATTCCATTCTATGAAAAACACAGGTGTATTTGATTACTGTATTTGGGTTGACCGTAGTGACCATTTGCCTCCAGAGAATAAAAATAGTATGAGTTTAGAACAGTGGATGTCAGACTTTACTATCTGTAACAATGGTACATTAAAAGATCTCGAATTTAATGTACATGCTCTTATCTCACATATTGATCCTTATAGTACAAGTTAACTACGTAGTTAACCACTGTTTCCCCCTTGATATATAGCTATTCTAATAAATACAAACATAGAGATATGACCAGAGGAGAAAAAAATGGCTTTAGTATCACCAGGTGTACAGGTTAGTGTAACTGATGAAAGCGCATATGGCGCCGCCGGAAACGGCACAGTACCACTAATTGTTGTAGCAACAAGAGAAAATAAAACAGATCCAACTGGTAGTGAATCAGATGGTATCGCAAAATTTACAAAAGCAACACAAGCTGGCAATGTAATTTCAGTTACATCACAGCGTGAGCTTACACAATATTTTGGTAATCCAACATTCACTACAAGCGGAACAGCTATTGTACAAGGTAGCGAAACAAGTGAATACGGCTTATTAGCCGCATACAGCTATTTGGGACAAGGTTCACGTGCATATATTGTACGAGCAAACATTGACTTAGCAGAATTAGATTCAACAACAATTCAACCAACAAGTACTTACTCAACAGCTAATACATATTGGTTAGACACAGACGCTAGTAAGTATGGTATCCACGTATGGAATTCAACTACTGAAGTATGGGACTATAAAACACCATCAGTAGAAGTAATTAGTACAGCGGCAGGTACAGCACCAGCGGCAACAGTTGTAACTGGCGGATATCATGTCGTAATTTCAACTTTAAGTAACAGTATTGAATATTATAAAGAAAGTGGAGCGGCATGGGTAACAGCAGGCGCAACACTAGCACCACACTATAGCGTACCAGTAGGACCAAGTAATGGCGATGTATGGGTTAAAACAACTAGCCCAGGTAACGGTGTAAGTATTGTTATTAGTAAATTTATTGAAGATGCATTTACTCCACAAACAGTGGCAGGTGTAAGCGATGGTTCAGACAACGCAGATATTACTACATTTGTTCCACAAGATGCTTCAAGCGCAACAGCACTAACATCAAGTGCAACAGCAGGCGGCATACTTTTAGGTGAAGCAGTAGATCAAATTGATATCTTAGTAGTAAGCGGCGCAGGCGCACCAGCGTCAATAACTACTTCAATATTAGCACAAATTGCAGCACCAACCGCTACAGCAGCAACTGGTCAATATTGGTTTGATAATACAATTGATTCATTAGACATTTACGTTAGTGTTGGATCATCTTGGACAGCAGCCACTGATGTACAGTATGGTACAACAGCGCCAACAACAGATGGCACAGGTAACGCACTAGCAGACGGTGATGTTTGGGTAGACACAACACTAGCAACAGCAGCAAATGCTCGTGATTATCCAAAGATTTATCAACATAATGGTTCAACTTGGGTTAAACATACAAATAGTGATCAAACAAGTGCTAACGGCGTATTGTTTGCTGATATTGATGATACAGCAGGCGGTGGCGCAGCTATTACTGGTGCACCAGCGGCAGTTGTTTATCCAGATGGAATGTTAGTAGTTAACATGGCACAGAGTAAAAATACTGTACGTAGTTGGAATGGCACAGCATGGAGAAATGCAGCAACTAATCATTCAGATGGCAGTGGCGCATTTGGCAGATATGCTCAACGTAAAGTAGTAGCAGCCGGAATGCAAACAGCAGTAGCAGGAACAGATTTACGTGATGAACAGTATGCATTTAGTTTACTAGCGGCACCTAACTATCCTGAACTAACAGACGAATTAGTAACACTAAACAGTGACCGTGGTGAAACAGCATTTATTATTATTGATACACCAATGCGCAAAACTGCAACTGAAGCAATTAGTTGGGTTAAAAATAGTAACGTTGCTACTGAAAATGGAGAAGATGGCTTAGTAACAAATAATACTTACAGTGCCGCCTATTATCCAGCAGGCCAATCAACTGAGCCAGTAAATGGTAAAACAGTTGTTGTTCCAGCAAGTCATATGGCACTTTACACATTTGCTTATAATGACAACATTAGCTTCCCATGGTTTGCTCCAGCAGGCCTTACACGTGGTGTTGTACAAAACGCAAGTGCAGTTGGTTACATTACTAGTGAGAATGAGTTTAAAGCAATTAGCCTTACACAAGGACAACGTGATGAAATGTATCAAAACAAACTAAATCCAATTACAACATTTATTGGACAAGGCACAGTTATATTTGGACAGAAAACATTAGCAAGCACAGCTACAGCACTTGACCGTGTTAATGTTGCACGTTTGGTTGCTTACTTACGTGAACGTTTTGATGAGATTGCTAGACCATTCTTGTTTGAACAAAACGATGTGCAAACTCGTGCTAGAGCACAACAAGTTTTTGAACGCTTCCTTGCAGACATTTTAAGTCGTAGAGGCGTAACAGACTTTGCAGTTGTGTGTGATACAAGTAACAACACACCAGCACGTATTGATCGTAACGAATTATACATTGATGTAGCAATTGAACCAACTAAATCAGTAGAATTTATTTACATTCCAATCCGTATCGTTAACAGTGGTACACTGTCTAACGCATAAAAAGACTAAAATAACTACAAACTTAATGGGCGCCTAGTGCGTCCATTTTTTTTCACTGATTTCTTATAAATAGTATTAGCTAGTATAGAGGAGACTAACATGGCAGTATTAACAACACTAGGTGTTCCAGACAATGCAGGAAACACCACTACTATTATGCCAAAACTACAGTACCGTTTCAGAGTTACTTTTGAGGGTGAAGGCTTTAGTGCTACCCCAACACGAAATGTTATTAGTACAAGCAGACCTGGATTAACACACGAACAAATTCCAGTAGATGCATACAATAGTAGAATTTACTTAGCAGGTAAACACACATGGGAACCTATAAGTATCATATTACGTGACGACATTGATGGCGTTACACTAAGAGAATTAAATCAACAACTTAATAGACAAGTTGACCACGCAAACCAAAGTTCAGTAAGAGCAGGTGCAGGATATAAATTTACAACCAGAGTTGAAACACTTGATGGTCAAAATCCAACACCTGGTATATTAGACACATTTGAATTAAGTGGTTGTTATATTACAAACATTCAGTATGGCGATATGGCATACGCAGCAAGTGACCAAGTACAAGTTACTGTGCAACTCCAGTATGACAATGCAGAAATTTACGATGCCAATGGCAATGCAACACTTACTGGTAACAGTGGCGACAACACATCAGTTAATGCAACCGGTTAATATCTGATGGGATTGAGTTCTACTACTGGCTTGTTTAATCGTGCTGCGGATATATATGGTGTTGATGACATTGTAATGCGCAAGCGACCTAGACAAAAATTTAATTTTAGCGTCTTTATGCAAATTGATTCTGCTCCTACCCTTAGCGACGAAAGCTATGGTAGGGCGTTTCAATTTGAAAAAGTAGTGAGTGTATCAATGCCAGACTATCAATATAATGTAGTTAAAGTTAATCAATATAACCAAATGCGTCCTGTAACAACTAGGCAGGAAATAACACCAGCATCAATAACATTTTATGATACTGTTGACAATCAGTTTCAATCATTGTTAACTGACTATTCTCGATACTATTATTCACAAGGACTTGGCCCAATACAACAACTAGCTCCTAATGCAACTAATACTCAAGTAGATAGCTTATTTGGTCTTACTGCAACACAAGCATTGGGCCGTTTTTTCTTTAATCAAATTAACATTGTAACAATAGACAACACAGTTAATGGAGTTCAAGAGGGCAGAACTGTTAGCATGATGAATTGTTTAATTACTAATGCGTCACATGACACACTATCGTATAATGATAGTGGGTTAATGACCTGGACCGTACAGTTTACACCAGAGCATGTATCATTTAATACATAAATACGTATATAATGGCATCTAAGTTTCAACAAGGAATATTCACACCTAGAAATCTATCTAGGTATATTGGTAAACATTCACCGAGATATCGTAGTGGATGGGAATTAAAATTTATGAGATTTTGTGATACACATCCTAGTGTAGTAGCCTGGGCAAGTGAAAGTCATCGCATACCATATTTTCATCCAGTTAAAAATAAGCAAACAATGTATGTGCCAGACTTTTTTATAGTGTATGAAGATGTAAACAAAAAAAGACATGCTGAGTTTATAGAAATTAAGCCTGCTGGACAAATACTTGGCAATGCCAGAAGTCCAGCGCAAAAAGCCGCCGCAGTAGTAAATGAAGCTAAATGGCAAGCAGCAAAGTTATTTGCTTCAAAACAAGGCGTAGGATTTAGAGTACTAACTGAGAATGAACTTTTTAATAATCCTAAGAAAACAAAGAAGAGAAAAAAATGAGTAAAAAAATTGAAGAAGTTTTTAACATGGCTAGTCCAGAAACGCCAGCACAAACTACAGCAGAAGAAACTGGGTTTGATTTAGAATCAATGCAACAAGCATTAGACACTGCTGATAAAATTGACCAAGCATTACCAGCAGTGCGTGATTTAGAGTCACTTGATAAAGACATGGATGAGTATGCTCAACAAGCAATGGATGCGTTTAAAGATCTTATGGATCTTGGACAAAACGTAGAAGACAGACATGCTGCTCCAGTGTTTGATAGCGCAAGTAAAATGATGACAAATG